GAAAAGCTGGGGATCACAACTGTACTCGACCTTGGTGACACTTTTGACAATCGTAAGGGCGTTGATCTCTATTCTTTGGACTGGGCGAAGACATCTTATTTCGATAGGTTGGCAGATCTCAACATTGATCTTATCAGCATCGTGGGAAACCATACCGCCTACTATAAGAATACGAATGAGATCAATACCAACGATTTATTACTACGAGAGTATAATAATATTACCTTATTTTCTGAGACTACGGAATTAGAAGTAGGTGGACAACCTATTCTATTCATACCTTGGATAAATCAGGAGAACTCTAAAAGAACTTATGAGATGATTAAGAATAGCAAATGTAAAGTTGCTATGGGTCATCTAGAACTCAATGGTTTCGTTGCCACTCATGGTCATACTATGGAGCATGGTGCAGACTTTGATTGTTACAATAAATTCAAACAAGTATTCTCTGGACACTATCATACTAGATCTAATAATGGAAAGATATATTACCTAGGAAATCCTTATGAGATGTTCTGGAATGATGTGAATGACAAGAGAGGATTTCATATTTGGGATACTGAGACGTTGAAACTCAAGACTATAAACAATCCTAACGCACTCTATAAAGTTATCAACTATAATGATACTCCTAGACAACTTACTAAGTTTGGTGAGTTTACTAATAAAATAGTAAAGGTTGTTGTTAGACAGAAGAGTGATGAGAAAGAGTATGATAGATTCATGGATTCCCTATTCAAAGCAAATCCACATGATGTAAAAATTATAGAGAAAACCGATCACTTGGTTTTTGATGGTGAAATATATAATCAAACAGAAGACACAATGACACTACTATCTGCTAGTGTTGATGATCTAGAAACTGATTTAGATAAGAACAGAATCAAAGGTCTGATGAAAGAAGTCTATCAATCCGCATGTGAAGTACTATGATTCACATCATCACCATAAGAGGAATGAGAGATGATGGTGCATATGCTGTACTCAATGAGTACGGAGAGAAGGTGGTGTTTTTATTTGAACAGAAGGATGATGCTGTTAGGTATGCTATGATGTTGGAAGGTCAGGGTGATCCGCCCATGGAAGTAGTGGATGTAAAAGATAGAGTAGCAATTGGGGCTTGCGAAAGGACAGGAACCAAGTATACTATTATAAGATCTGACGACATCGTGATTCCCCCTAAACCAAAAGATGATAAACTTTCACAAGATAAAATATAAAAACTTTTTATCATCTGGTAATTATTTTACAGAGATACAACTTGATAGGGATAATGATACTCTTATAGTAGGTCAGAATGGTGCTGGTAAAAGCACTATACTAGATGCGTTAACGTTTTCTTTATTTGGTAAACCTTTCAGAAAAATCAATAAAGGTCAACTAGTAAATTCTGTCAATGAAAAAGATTGTAAGGTAGAGATAGAGTTTGCTATAAACAAAACAGAATACAAAGTACTACGTGGTATCAAACCAAATATATTTGAAATATATCGAGATGGAAAAAAACTTAATGAAGACTGCTCGGCAAATGAACAACAAAAAACTCTTGAAACTCAGATACTCAAACTCAACTATAAGAGCTTCACTCAAATTGTTATTCTTGGGTCTGCCTCTTTTGTTCCTTTCATGCAACTATCTGCTCCTCATCGTAGAGAAGTGATAGAGGATCTTCTAGACATCAAAGTGTTCTCTTCTATGTCTGACATCCTAAAGGAAAATATAAAGGCATCTAAAGACTCTCTGAAGGTTCTTGAACTCAAGAAAGAATCTGTAGCAGATAAGATAACGATGCAGAAACAATTTATTCGTTCTGTAGAACAAGATGGTGAGAATGATATTAAAGATAAGCAAGAGAAGATAGTTGTATGTGATCAAGAGACTGATGAGTATCAAAAGAAGATTGAAAATTTATTGTTACGAACTAATAACAAATCAGAAGAGATAAAGACTTATACTGCATCAACCGCTACCATTAAACAACTTAACACATTTAGAACTAAACTCCAGACTAAGTATCAAACCTCAGTCACAGAGTCAAATTTCTTTGATAAGAATACGGTTTGTCCTACCTGTACTCAAAATATAGAAGAGACATTTCGTGTAAATAAAATTGACCACCTCCAAGAAGTTATTTCCAAGTACGAAACTAATCTGTCTGAAATAGAACAGGCGATTACCAAGGAAGAGGAAAGAGAACTTATGTTTTTCAAACTTCAAAAGGAGATTACTACCCTACAGAATGAGACTTCTCAACTTAATGTTCGTATCTCTAACTCAAACAAACTCCGAAAGGATTTGGAATCAGAAATTCAGGACATTACCGATAAGTATGAGAACCGAACTGCTGAAAATGTAAAACTAACTGAATACAAAGACAAACTCAAGGAGATCCTAGAGGATCTTACCAATCTAAAAGAAGAGTACGAGTACTTTCAACAAGCTAATACCTTACTAAAAGACGATGGTGTCAAGAGTGGTATTATAAGAAAGTACTTACCTCTTATAAACCAGCAGGTAAATGATTACCTGCAACGTATGGATTTCTTCATCAACTTTACATTAGATGAGGAGTTCAATGAAAATATTCAAACTCCAGTTCACGAGAAGTTCTCTTATGCATCCTTCTCAGAAGGAGAGAAGATGAGAATAGATCTATCATTATTATTCACTTGGAGGGAAGTTGCTAGACTCAAGAATAGCGTTGCTACTAACTTACTCATCATGGATGAGGTGTTCGATTCCTCACTAGATGGGTTTGGTACAGATGAGTTTCTAAAGATAGTAAGGTTTGTTATAAAGGATGCTAACGTCTTTATTATCAGTCATAAGAACGAGTTGTATGATAAGTTCAACAACTGTCTAGAGTTTGAAAAGGTCAAAGGATTCTCACGTTTGAAGAAGAGCTTGACAAACACACAAGTCTAAGATATAATAAATACTAATACAAAGGAATCGAAAGATCGTACCCCTGCGTAATGTAACAGATCCCATGTCGGGGGTCTTATCATCCGCAAGGGTTTTTTAGTACCCTATGCGAGATACAATAAAAAACATGTCAATCAAATCAACAATCGCTGCTGTTGCAGCATCCCCTTTCCTATTAGCTGGAGCCGCTTTTGCTGGTCCGTATGTTAATATCGAGTCTAATCTTACATATCCTGATGGAGACTATTCAGGTGCTACTACAGATATCCACTTTGGATACGAAGGTACATCTGGTGAGAAACTAGCATACTACGTACAAGGTGGTCCTTCAATCAACCATACTGAGTCAACTGACGACACAGAAACAGAACTTTCTGGTAAGGTTGGTGGAACCTATGCACTTGCTACAGACGTAGCACTTTACGGAGAGATCTCTGGTGCAACTGGTGAATCTGGTAATGACGATGTAGTCAACTGGGGCGGTAAAGCAGGAGTTAAGTTCCTCTTCTAAATATCTCTGAGTTCGAGATGGATCGACCCTCTACATAGTAGGGGGTCTTTTTTTTGCTATGAAAAAAACAGAAGATATAATGATGCATCCACTCTGGTGTGTACCAGTGATGCTTATGTTTATGGTAGTGATGGTACAGACTCTTCACACCCTTACTCATTGGCAGATGGAAATAGATGCTGACGCATGGTGTAAAAATAACGCTGAGTTTATACAGGAAGATAATGATTACTAATACACCCTATTAGCATTACTTTTCATGGTACGGTAACCTAGGTATTTTTGCCTTCACATGGTCTTTAGATTTGCTATATAATATTGTTACATAAATTTACAAAATTTACATGACTTCATCAGTTGCCAAGAAGTACACAACAACTGAATATGGCAAACAGAACATGTTTGG